TCCACTTCTGGACTCCTCAATTAATGTTAATAAACTTATCTTATACCTATTCTTGTCAATTGTCAAGAACCTTTTATAATCATTCATAAATTTTTTTAAGTCAGGCCATACAACATCGTCCTCTAATTGTTTATCCCAATTCTTACTGAAAGAGACTAACTCATCTAGAATGATGAGCGTCTCTAGTGATACACGTCCACCCAGAAACTCCTTGAGAAGTTTCGGGTGGTTGTGTTTCTTCACCTCAAACAGTGGTTCGAATTCCTTCACAAGTGGAGTCATCTCAACCACAAACATATCAAAAAAGTTACCCCGCTTCAACTTCCATGAGTTATAGTTCTCATCATTGAAGTTGGCAATGTAACCCTTCCTGTCCTTGATGAAGTTGGACAGAAAGTAATTCTTGACTTCCTCTTCTGACTTATATTTTCTGGATAGACGCACGAAGAACCCACGGTCCTTGCGCTTATAGAATGTTTCTCTGGAAATGCGAGTCTTACCTTTGTACTTCACAAAGTCATAATCAGTCTTTCCAAAATGCGCCTTGAAGGCACAGTACATCAAATATATGTCAATCGGTTCCATTACAAATACGCTTCGATACCCAATCAGTTAGAATATTAGGAAATACCCCGTGAATGAAAAGAACAATACCCATTGACCACGCATGAAAGAGGTGTTTGAAATAGGTGGTGTTCTGTTCTTTAAGATGCTTCATATAGGTAACTTAGCAGTCTTTGGTAAAAAATTTAGTTCTCTCGCATTTGCCTCAATCTTTTCCTTGAGACTCTTTGAGATAAGTTTCCCGACTGTATCGGGTTCGATGTTCTTACGGTAACAATAATCTAGTACTGCCTCCATGTGGGTAATACCCTTTTCATTAGCAATTCTTTCAATCTCTAGAGAGAAAGATTTAGCAGTGTTCAATGACATAATTTCTCCTCTGGTAAAAAAGTTGGGGGCTGACCGTGGACCCCCGCGAGACTATTTCTGGCGTCTAACCCCTATTATTTATTAGTCTTTCTTAGTTACAAATGAATATAACTCAGCAGCCTGTTTCATCACCTCAGTTGGTGAATACATTTTAGGCATATACTTTGTTGTATATTCTGTAATATCTTTATTTGATTCTTTTACTTTGTTTAGATTTTCATAAAAGATACCAACTTGTGTATCATATGATTTATCTAACATTTCTTTTGCCATCGCTAAAGTATCAAAGCGAATTTCAAAAGGGTTTTTTCCACTTGACATAATTTTCTCCTTTGTGTCTGTGTGTGTTGGTGGGTGATTCTGTTGCTAGGACACCCACCGAAACCCCGACACTTACTGCTTACGCAGCAAGGGCCATAGGTGCAATGTTATCATTGGCACTTGTAGTTTTTGGTCTATACGCGACCAACCGTGTAACTCCGAATTCCTATTAACTGCCCGTCGATCCTATTTCGCCCCCATCAGAAACATACCACAACAAACTCTTTCGTGTCTAGCAAGGCCTCATTACTAGAGACGGTGGTATGCTTCTGGTGGAGGCGGCGGGTACTGCCCCCGCGTCCAGTACAGCGTTGAGTCATCATCAACGTTACCTGTTATATATAACATCTTCTCCGTTTAAAGTCAAGGAACTTTTTGTTGCCTTATTCACAAATTCCACATCTTTACCTGACCCAATAATACATGCATTACCATTTGCAAAAGATTCAATGATGGTAATTCCACTGTCTCCAACGTACATTAGATTGACAGTATCGTTATCAGGGTCAGTCCAATATGCATAAGGCTCCTCACCTAGATTTGTAACTGCACCCAGAATAATGTTTAACGGCGCACAAAGAACTGGTTTCTGCGTTTGAAAAAAAGCTGGTGGTTCTTGTGCAAAGGTTGATGTGCTAAGCAGCAGTGCTGTTAGGAATGTTAGATACTTCATTACGTCTTCTCCATTCTGCAACGGATTCGACCAACGCATCTAGATAATTGTTTTTGTCCTTTACAAACTCTTGAACAGTTCCGTCCTCTGTGACTACGAGAATAACTACCTGTGAGATTTCAATCCCTGTTCTCTCTCCGAACATCTCTGCATACGCAGAGCCTTGAATGTAATAACTTTCATTCCAATCATCATTGCGTTCTTTAGAGGATGTCTTGAAGTCAATAATGGAAGGTGTTCCATCATATTCTGCAATACAATCTACTCTGCCCGCTACCTTATATTTATCACTGTAAAGACCCGCTTCTTGTGCATAGATGTTATCAATATTGCATAATGCTTTGTCTGCCAGTTGACCAAAAAGACAATATGGCAGGAAATTCTTCTTGTGTTTCGCCCATTCCTTGGGGAAATTGGTCGGCATGTTGTTGAGGTAGTCCTCACACATGTGATGAACTTTAGTTCCTCTCGCAGCAGCAGTCCTTGCTACATGGTTGGCAACATCGTTACCAACACGTTTGCGCCATTCCATCAATCCCTTCTTGTTTCGCACTGATAGCACGGTTGTGATTGATGGGTACTTGTTACCGTCTGGTGTCTCATATAGACGAACACCGTCCTTATTTGTTGCTGTTATAGTTTGCAACTCAACTGGTACATGATTAAACATTATTAATTTCTATTCCTGCAATTCCCACATATTATTAGAACTATTAAAAATTCTAACTGTTCCATCTTCTGCTGTAGTTCTGGCAGTTATGCCAGCAGATACCATGTAATTATTATATACCTTCCGTGCCGCTAACCATGTAGGGTCGGGATTATCTCCACTAGGAAGATTTCTTATATACTCTTCTTTGGATTCCCAAACAAAAATTCCAGTTTGTGATAGACCATCGCTAGTCTCACTAAACGATACGGAAAGCTTTCCTGCCGATTTTATGTTCACATAACCATCGATCCGCTCGCCTGCGGCGGCCGCCATGTGTTCTTCAGGCCATAAAGTTGAAGTGTTGGGTCTTGTTATAACTCTTGTGACTGTATAAGTTGCCATATTTAATCTCCGTTTATCATATATTTATAGTTTATGATAATGTTCGAATCCTCTCAACTAGTCTATCTGCTCTATTGGTGACCTGACGATACCACGCCGAGTCAACCATCTCGTCTGCGGCGGCGTGCCAATCACGGGAATCTACACCACGTTTCATACCCTTGAATCCACTCAAACGGGGTCTTCCCATATTGAACATCATGTTTGCAATCACTTGCTGAGCTTCTTCTGGCAACTCATCGAAGTCTGGATAAAGGATGGTGCAGTCTGACAATACTGTTTTGACATCTTGCTCGAAGGCCTCAATGACTCTATCGTCCGATACTGGTGTTCCGATGTCAGCACCATATTCGGGGTCAGACTCAAGAACCAGATGGCCAATGCCAAAAGTAGCATAACCAAGATGATCGTTATATAGTTCAAAGACACACCCCTCGTCAATTTTTAGTTGTTCTCTAAGTTTTTCAATATCCATTAGTCCATTCCTAGTCCCATTTTGATTTTGTTGATTAAATAGTTTCGTACAAATCCAGAGCGTACAATGTCTCCAATGCTGAACTCTGTGCAGTTAAATTCGTCCATCTCTTCCAGAATGCGAAGGAAGTCATGCAGACCATTCCTATCATTAGTTCTCTGTAGATCACTCTGATCAAAGTCACCACAGAACACGATACGAGAGTCCTGCCCTATGCGAGTGATGATTGTGTCCAGTTCATGGAAGTTCATGTTCTGACACTCATCTACTATAACAATAGAGTTATCAAATGTCAACCCTCTTAGGAAAGAAGTTGACAAAAAGTAGAGTGAACTTTGACCCTTTAGACGATCATACAAATTATTGAAAGACTGTTCGTTTGGCATCTCAAACATGAACTGAACCATGTTCTGATACGGCACCTGATACAGTGCAGACTTATCTTCCTCGTCGCCGGGAAGAAACCCAATCTCCCTTGTGGGAATCAGAGAGCGCACAATGATGACTCGTTCATACTTTGTCTTCAAATCGAGAACTGAGTTGAGTGCGAGGTAGAGTGATGCAAAGGTCTTACCTGTCCCTGCCGCACCAAATAGGAATTGGTTCTTACCCTTATTCCATGTATCAAACACAACCTTCTGACTGTCGGTAATCGGTTTAACAGTTACGAGTTGTGAATGATTGATTTCTTTATTCTTACTGGCCATAACAATCCTTTAGAGAGAAAAAGAGGGGGGAGTGGGGGCGCGCCTTCCCCCCTCTGACACATGGGCGGAGTGACTTCCCAGCTTGC